ATATGGATGGAAGACAAGTTAATCTTCAAGGACTAGCAGCGGAGATTTGGTTTAAGAAGAAACATAAAATTCCATATGATTTATCCATCATTGATGATAAACCAAGGTCATATCTAAATGACATTGATGTTAAAGTAAACGGAAAGATATTTGAATTAAAACAAACAGCTTACGAGAATGGCTGTTTATTTTTAAGACATGTAGATTGGTATGGTAAACCAATGAAGTTTATCGCTGATGTATATGTTCTTATTATCGGTAGCTTTCCAAACTATAAGAATGATTTATTTATAACTCGTGAAGAGTTTGTATCATTAAATCAAAAACCTAGAATGCACAAACGTATTGGAAAATACGGGTTCTTTGTAGAACAATCCGACATGCATGAAACAATTGAAGAGGCTATGCAATACAATGTCATCAGAAATAGTGAAGTCTCACCAACCATGTCCTGACTGTGGAAGCAGTGACGCCTTAGCGTACTACCCTGAAAATACTTACTGCTTTTCCTGTAAAGCACATAGACATCTAAAATCTACAGGAGAAGTAGATCATTCAATTCCAGTAACCTACATTGAAAAAGGAACCTTTAAACCTATGGCTACTGTTCAACAACAATTTAACTCTGATCGTTTAAACTTCTCTCCAATCATTGATCGTAAGATTGATGTAGATACTTGTAGAAAGTATGGAGTAAAACAAGGAACAACCAATGGAAAAGCCTGTCATGTTTATCCTTACTACGACAAGGACACAAAGGAACACATTGTAAACAAGATTAGAATTGTAGATACAAAAGAGTTCTTTTCAGAAGGAGAGAAGCACAAAAAGACAGGGCTGTTTGGTCAGCATCTTTTCTCGGAAGGTGGTAAGTTTATTACAATTACAGAAGGCGAACTTGATTGCCTTGCTGCTTATCAAATGATGGGTAGTAAATGGCCTGTCATCTCTGTACGGAATGGAGCAGCATCTGCTCTTAATGAAATTAAGTACAATCTAGATTATCTAGGATCATTCCAACATGTCGTACTTTGTTTCGATAATGATGAGCCTGGAATAAAGGCAACAAGAGAAATAGCTAATCTTCTTGAGCCTGGGCGTTGTAAGATCATGCATCTATCAAAGAAGGATGCCTGTGAATATCTGATGCATGGACAGACACAAAAGTTTGTACAGGACTTTTGGAATGCTAGAACCTATACACCAGAAGGTATTCTATGTGGACCTGATATTGAAAAGATTCTATTCTCTGAGGAGAAGATTGAAAGCTATCCGTATCCTTGGGACAGTTTGAATAGTATGACCTACGGTATGCGTAGAGGTGAGCTTGTTCTTGTTACAGCCGGTAGCGGTATTGGTAAGTCAAGTGTTATGCGTGAACTTGCACATTATCTAATGAAGACTGCTAATGAAAAAGTAGGCTGCTTGTTTCTTGAAGAGTCTGTACGTAAGACTAGTGATGGTATTCTATCTATTGAAGCTGATAAGAAGTTTCATATACCAGCATCTGAGCAAAACGTTTGGACACAGGAAGATCGTAAACAAGCATATGAAGATATGAACAGACTAGAGAATGCTGTGTTCTGGAACCACTTTGGTTCGACAAGTTTAGATAATCTACTTAGCCGTATTAGATATATGGCAAAGGGACTAGACTGTAAGTACATTATTCTAGATCATATTTCAATTGTTGTATATGATTTAGGTGATGAACGTAAAGCAATTGATACGGCTATGTTGAAGCTCCGTACACTTGTACAGGAGTTGAATATCCATCTCATGGTTGTCTGTCATCTTAGCAGACCTAGCGGTACAGGGCATGAAGAAGGCGCATCTGTAAGCCTCAAGGAGCTACGAGGAAGCCATAGTCTAGCACAATTGCCTGACATGATCTTCGCACTTGAACGTAACAACCAAGCGGTAAGTGAACAGGAACGTAGCCGTACTCTAATTCGTATTTTGAAGAACCGTTTCTCCGGTGAAACAGGACCAGTAACTATGCTTCTATGGAACAAGAACAATGGGCGTTTGACAGAGGTGCCAATTGATGATAGTAGTATTCCAGAGAATGTAGATGGTCTAGGAGAACTTCACGATGATAGAGAATTTGATTAAAGATAGAAGGGTTGTTGTATTTGATATTGAAACTGATGGGCTTCTAGATACCGTATCAACAATTTTTTGCATCGTTTGCAAAGAGTACCCATCAAAAACAACGACCGTGTTTCGTGGTGACGAGTGTTATAAGGAGTTTCTTGAATACGTAAATACCGATACAGTTCTGGTTGGTCATAACATTCTAAGCTATGATCTACCAGTTCTTTCAAAGCTTCTTAAATACAAACACCCAATCTCTAAAACTCTAGATACTCTGTTATTATCTCAACTACGTTTTCCATTGATTGAGACAGGACACTCTCTAGCATCTTGGGGAACACGACTAAATTTTCCAAAGATGGATCAACCATTATTTACGCATCTATCTGAAGAAATGGTTGAGTATTGTATTCGGGATGTTGATCTTACGTACAAAGTTTTTGATCTTCTCATAACAGACAAGATGAAGAAGTATTCAGATGATTGTGTTCTACGTGAACATAGGTTTCGTTATCTGATGGATCAACAAGAGCGTACTGGTTTCTACTTTGATCTACCTTACGCTACTGAGTTTCTAGCAATTCTAACAGACAAGTATCTTGAGATTGAACGTAATCTACAGAAAATCTTTCCTCCAACTATTATTGAAATGAATAGTTATTGGTGGGAAGATGATAACGGTAATCTTTGGAAAACCAAAAAGGAAGCACTAGACAGTGGCGTTAAGAACGTTGTTCCTGGTAAGTTGAAGACAAAAGAAATACCGTTTAATCCTGGATCAAGACAACAGATAGCAGAACGTTTGATAGAAAAAGGATGGAAGCCAAAGGAAAAAACAGAGAAAGGACATATCATTGTAAATGAAACTGTTCTTGAATCTGTTGATATACCAGAGGCTCAAGCAATTAAAGAATACCTTTTGCTTCAAAAACGTGTAGCTCAAGTCAAGTCTTGGATTAAGTTCTGTGATCCTGTTACATCAAGAGTACATGGTAGAGTTATGACACTTGGTACTGTATCAACTAGATGCAGTCACAATGATCCTAACGTTGCTCAAACTCCTGCTTCATACTCTCCTTATGGAAAGGAATGCAGAACTTGCTGGACTGTGGAAAACAAAAAAGATTACAGATTACTTGGTTGTGATGCTTCTCAACTTGAACTTCGTATTCTAGCTCACTACATGAAGGATGAAGATTACATAAAAGAAATTCTACACGGTGATATTCATACAGCTAATCAAAGAATGGCTGGATTGGAAACCCGTGACCAAGCAAAAACATTTATCTATGCTCTGATCTATGGTGCTGGTCCAGCTAAGATTGCTAGTATCATTGGACAATCTAAAGCCAAAGGAAAGCTGATCAGAGATAAGTTTCTCTCCAACGTACCGTCGCTCAACAGAGTGTTGACAAGCGTGAACGACTGTGCTACAAGGACGGGAAGGCTGCGAGGCTTGGATGGTAGGTATCTTCAAGTTCGTAGTTTACATGCCGCTCTGAATGTGTTAATTCAAGGTGGTGGAGCAATCGTTTGTAAAGAATGGTTGATCCAAATTATGAAAGAAGTGTATAGACTAAAAATAGATGCCAGACCTGTTGCAAACATTCATGATGAAATTCAGTTTGAGGTTCATAAGGATCAAGCTGACATTCTTGGAGAGGTAACAAAGACGGCAATGAAGAATGTGGAGTCTGTTTTAAATTTAAATTGTCCACTTGACAGTGATTTTAAAATAGGCTATACATGGGCAGAAACGCATTAAACCAAAGGAGATATTATGATTATGCGTACTAATGAAGACCGACTACTGACAGCTTTACGTAAGCGTATGCGAGTTACTCGTAAGACTGCTATTGAGAATGGCTGGTGCGAGAACCTCACCGCCACTATTTCAGACCTTCGTAGAAAAGGGTTTGACATTCATACAAAGACTAACTATACAGAAGATGGTAAGTCTTATACCCGATACAGTCTCGTATCGGAACCACTAGAAAATCTATCAAACGTAATCTAACAACTTTATCATTCATATAGGAGTAAATGAACTATGGCTGTTGTAAAAGGCAAATCACACTGGGCTAAACTTGATCGTGCAGTAAATGCATTTGATCCTTCTAAACCTCGCTGGTCTATTGATCTTCAACTAGACAAGGAAGGTATTAAGCAAATGAAGGAACTTGGTATTCCTGTAAAGAACAAGGACGATGATCGTGGAGACTTCGTTACTTTTCAAAAGGACCAGTTCTTATCCAATGGACAAGAGCTTCCAAAGCCTCGTGTTCTTGATGCTAAGAAGAACGATATTTCCGGTACACTAATTGGCAACGGTTCTATCGTTAAAGTATCCTTCTATCCAAAGGAATGGAAGTATGCTAATCGTACTGGAGTACGTGGCGTACTGAAGGATGTACAGGTCATTGAACTTGTAGAATATGCTCGTAAGGACGAGTTTGAAGAGGAAGATGGGTACGTTTCATCTACTCCTAGTGTAGCTCAGAAAGTAGATTCTGTCGAAGATACTTTAGAGTTTGACTAAGAGAATACGGAAGGGGCATTATCGTAATGGGTAAACTTGATAATCTAGTTTCAGATATTGGAAGAATATTCAAAGAAGGTAAGCAACCTTCTGAGAAGGATTTGAAACAGTTTACTGATGATGTCTCTTCCGTTATTCGTAAGTCGTTTGAAACGAGAGATGTAGCTCCAGAAGAGGCAATTAGATTTTCCAGTATAGGAAAGCCTGACAGGATGTTGTGGTACATTAACAACAAGCCTGAGATTGCAGAGGAGCTACATCTTTCAACTCGTATTAAGTTTATGTATGGTGACTTGATTGAACAGCTTCTCGTTCTGTTAATCAAGACTGCTGGATACGAGGTAACTGATCAACAAAAAGAGATAAACATTGATGGAGCTAAAGGACATACCGATGGTCGAGTTAATGGTGTTGTTGTTGATTATAAATCTGCCTCTCCACATTCATTCAATAAATTTCTTAATGGCGCTATTTTTACAGACGATCCATTTGGCTATGTTGCTCAGTTATCAGGATATGCAGATGGAGAAGATGAAGCGGCTTGGATCGTAGCTAATAAAGTAACAGGACATATTCATGTTCTAACTCTTGATAGTCTTGAAATGATAGACTTCAAAGAAAGACTATCTCATGTACGTTCTGTTATTAAAAACGATACTCCACCAGAGAGATGCTACGAAGACAAACCAGAAGGGCAGTCAGGAAACAGAGTGTTGGCTATTGGCTGTATGTACTGCGACTACAAAGATGACTGCTGGAAGGATGCAAACGAAGGTAAAGGATTACGAAAGTTTGTATATTCAAATGGTCCTAAGTTCTTTACAAAAATAGAGAAAGAGCCTAAAGTAGAAGAAGTGCCTTTATAAATGAATAACTACAGAAGTAAAGCAGAACAGTTTTTTGCAGAGTACCTTGAAACAAATTCTATTAAATTTGAATACGAAAATTTTAGTATTCCTTATGTTATTACTAAACATTATTATCCAGATTTTTTTATTGCTGATTATAATTTCTTTGTTGAATATAAGGGATACTTCAAACCCTCAGATAGAGGTAAACATTTACTATTTAAACAACAACATCCTAACATAGACATTAGATTTGTTTTTCAAAATGCGAGGAATAAGATAAACAAAAAATCCAAAACAACTTATGGCGATTGGTGCGATAGACATGGATTTATATGGGCAGAAGGAACCATACCTAAATCATGGCTACGAAAAAACAAAAAATTGAAACACTAATTAGCTATAAAAATGAATACGTTAGTAGCGATTCATTATTAGATCAATATTTTTCTTCCGTAACTAGCGTAAGCAATGTTATTCTTAATCCTGTAGATGATGACAAAGAAGAGTCATCTCCAGAAAGATTATTATTTCTCGCTGTTATCTATCAAGCAATCCTAGACGTAAGCCGTGAAGAATTACCGGATGAGTCTGATCTTATCAAACGCCAGCGACGGGAAGCCATAAGCTGGTTCTTCGATGAAAAATATATTGACGATCTTGACGAGATTTGCTATCTAGCCGGTATCAATTCTAGATGGCTTGTCAGAATTGTTAAACAAATCGTAGACGGTGAATTAGAGTTTGACCGTAAGCGTATTAACGTTCTTATCAATTCAACAAACACATAAGGAATAAAGAAATGTATGGTGTTCAATTGTCTTTGTTTGACGATGAAGAACCTTGGAATGAAGGTTCTGACAATGTAAACTCTCCATCACATTATAACAAAGGATTAGTAGAATGTATTGACGCCATTCAATCTGCTACTGATGATGGATTTGAGTATTATCTACAAGGTAATATCATTAAGTATTTATGGCGTTACCGTCATAAGAATGGTGTAGAAGATTTAAGAAAAGCAAAATGGTACCTAAACAAGTTAATTGAAATCAAGGAGAAGCCTCTATGTACGGACCAGAAGTAAAAGCATGTGATGATCTTCATGCTCAAAAATACAGACTACCTAATGAAAGTTTTGAAGAGGCTATGCACCGTGTCGCAGGAGCTTTAAGCGATGATGAAGAACATTTTAACGACCTTAAAGAAATTCTTAAAGACATGCGTTTCATGCCAGCGGGACGTATTCAATCGGCTATGGGAAGCCCCAAGAACGTTACAGCATACAATTGTTTTGTTTCTGGTACGATTCACGACTCAATGGAAAGCATTATGGAAAGGGCTTCCCAAGCCGCTGAGACTATGCGTAGAGGTGGTGGAATTGGTTATGACTTTAGCCACATTCGCCCTAGCGGTGATCGTATTGTATCCCTTGACTCTCATGCTTCTGGCCCTGTATCATTCATGCATATCTTTGATGCAATATGTAGGACGATTGTTTCGGCGGGACACAGGCGCGGAGCAATGATGGGTGTTCTACGTGTAGATCATCCAGATATTGAAAGCTTTATTCGCGCTAAACAAAATGACAACTCACTAACCAACTTCAACATCTCTGTAGGCGTAACAGACGAGTTTATGGATTGTGTTATTAAACAAAAGCCATTTGAGCTAAAGTTCAATGGTAGAGTTTATAAACATATCAACGCAAATGCTCTTTGGAATGAGATTATGCGAGCCAACTGGGATTGGGCAGAACCTGGAGTTCTGTTTATTGATCGTATCAACGATGATAATCCCTTGAGCTACATTGAAACTATTGAAGCAACTAATCCTTGTGGTGAGCAGCCACTTCCACCATTTGGTGCATGCCTACTTGGTAGTTTTAATCTTGTTAAATATACATCTATCAACAGAGTTGGTAGTGATATAAAGTTTACATTTGACTTTAATAAACTACGTGAGGATGTTCCAATTGTTGTCCGTGCAATGGATAACGTTATTGATCGTACTCAATATCCTCTGAATGAACAGGAGAAGGAAGCTAAGAACAAGAGGCGTATGGGTCTAGGTGTTACAGGTGTAGGAAATGTTATTGCTCTTATGGAACTACGATATGGTGAGAAGGAATCTCTTAGCTTTATTCGTAAGGTTCTAAAGACAATCTGTTATGCTGCATATGAAGCTAGTTCTGATCTTGCAAAGGAGAAAGGATCGTTTCCATTCTTTGATAAGGAAAAGTACACAGCCTCTGGCTTTGTCTCTCGTCTTCCAGAAGACTTAATTGAAAAGATCAAGAAGCAAGGTATGCGTAACAGCCATCTTATGTCTATTGCTCCTACCGGCACTATCAGCTTCTGTGCAGATAACATTTCAAGTGGACTGGAGCCTGTCTTTGCACATGAGCTTGATCGTACAGTCCTTACAGAAACAGGACATACCATCGTTAAACTAAAGGATTATGTGTGGAATAAGTATGGTATCCGTTCACAAACTACGGACAATCTCAGTGTAGACAATCATCTTGATATGCAGATAGCAGCACAACCCTTCATTGACAGTGCTATTTCAAAGACTATCAACGTAGGTGATGCTGTAACGTTTGAAGAATTTAAGAATATCTATACCAATGCTTGGAAAGGAAAGCTCAAGGGTGTAACAACCTTTAGGCTTGCTGGTAAACGGTATGGCATTCTTAATAAGATTGACGCCCCTATCAAAGATGAACAAGAAGGGGCAGCTTGTTTCTACGATCCAGAAACAGGTAAAAAGGAATGTGATTTATAAGTAAAAAAGATTTAAAGGTTTTAAAGATAGGCTGTACGATAATTTTTATTGTATGGTCTATCTTTTTAACGAGCATTCTTAACCATAGATGCACCAAAATACAATCCGACGATAGCGGAAAGAAGGTGAGTATCAAGTGGTGTAATCACTAAGCCCGTTAAAGCTTGCCATTTAATTGCTTCCTTTCCTTCTGTAAAGAAAAGGAAACCTGGGTTCCATTCTGTATAACCAATGTTAACAGGAATATCAGGCCAAAATACTGCTACAATCTTAGGCCAAACAATAATTGCAAACACAGCAGAGATGGCAATGATGCGGCGAGTAACCTGAAAGCCTTTGCTTTCGTATTTACGTGCATCATTAATAGCCTTGCGTTGAGCGGATAGTCCGGTAATTGCTCTATCAAATGCTTGCTGTTTTGCTTCTTGACTTCTGCTCCACATTGTCATAAGACCAGACATAAGACCAGAGCCTAGCATTGTTATAAGTTCAAAAGGTATGCCCATACTAATCGGTTTCCTCTGTTGCGTAAATATCCAAGAGATTCCGTCTATAAAGGGAAAGAACGGTATAAAGCCTACTGACTGAGATGCTTCCCATGATGTAATTGTCTGTTCTCCCTTCTTCGTTAAATAGTACTACCATAGCTCCTGTTATTTTCTTGTCGTTTCTGACACTCTCTAGAACATCGTCTAGGTTCTTTAACACAAAGCCATGTATATCGTCTATTTCCTTTTCGGATAACTCTTGATCATCTTGTACTGTTAGTAAGCTTTTTTTAAAAGGGATTACATTATCTATTTTATCATCCATATTTTTTATTCACCATACAGAGATTTAAAATCTGGTTTTATTGTATAGTTAGACCCTCTAAACAACGAAGGGGCTACACCTTCTCCATAAACAAATATATCCATATCAACCTCATTCTCTCTGTTTAGCAAAGCCTCAAAGTCTTGAGACAAGGCTAATAGCTCACCAGTTGTATAGAATATATCTTCTTCCTTTGTCTTTGGATTTAGAATACCAATCTTAATCCATTTCTTCTTTCCATACATATCGACTTCATCAAGGTCTTCTGGAACACCTTCATGGCAGCAGTCCATACCAAAGATATGAAACTCTCTGAAGCCTAGTGTATGTCCGATACCAATTGTACGCATTGCAGAGCAAGTACCGCCAGTAATAAGTTCCTGATCCTGTAACTCTTGCATGTCAATAAGAGCGTTTGTGTAAGCATGCCAGCCAATAATGTTAGCCCCTTTCTCAACAAGATACTTTGTAACATCAATGTTAGTCATGCTTGCGACAAAGTACTTTACCTTTGGATGAGGATCAGCTAACAATTCTCTACGAACAATACCGTGCGTAGATGTTCCGTCAAATGGACGAGGGTCAAGAATAACGCAACCCCAAGGAATGATACCATTCTCAATCAATGTATTATGAGAATGCTTAACACAGAAAACCTTTGCTCCGTTCTTCTGAAGTTCCTTAATCTTATCTAGATTTTTAACAAGAGAAGGACCAGCAGAAGCTAAGACAAGTTTACCATGATGCCAGTGGCAACGCTGTACCATGTTATCATTGAACAACTTCATGTTTTCACGAACGTTGTTTTGAATGTTATCAGGAGGTACACAATCTCTTGGATTAACTTGAACAGGAACCTTGTGTGTATCTGGTGGATTTGGAAGGCTAAGATCATTCAGAACAACAGCAAGGTTTACATGTCCACCACCGGCTACTCTATCACCAGTAGAGATGATGAACCTACGTTGTTTACCTGTACGATCAGTACCACCTAGTTCCTTATAAATATCGTTGACGCCTAAAAACTCTGTAGGCATTTTTCCTTGTTCATCTTCTGTATAATAATCATCCAGAACGATGACAGGAATGTTCTTACAAAGCTCATAGTCACTACGTACAGTTTCAGTAGAATGTCCACCATCAATGAAAACAAAGTCAGGCTTTACATTATACATATTACAAAGGCTAGGATCGTTTAGAATACTTAACTTACTTTTTGAGTCGCCCTTCATTAGATAAAATGTTAAAGTCTTATTTATCTTTGCGTACTCTTTAGCAAGATCAGTTAGCTTTAGTTCAACAGACTTCTTTGTATAATGCTTCTTTACATTAAACTCTTCCTTATCTGTTTCATCCGTAGCGTCTTCAAATAGATCAATACCAGTGTAGTGAACAGTGTCGTTAGCCTCAAAGGCAGATTGGATCATTGCACAAGCTGTATCGCCATTCCATGTGCCAATCTCTAGAATGTTCTTACGCTTATAGTGTTTGACCATAGCACATAGATCAACATACCTACGTGCCTTAAAGTTTGGATTATTTCCAGAGCCGTACTTCTTGTTACCCTTTAGATGAACAATATGATTACCTAGAGGAGATAAATCAAAAGCATCTAGTCCTTCACAGTTCGGTGTAAGATCATGTGTAACCATGCCATGAGCTTCATGTAGAATGCGAAGACGATCAAACACATAGTTATCAGCAAAGCATTGTAGCTTTAGAACTTCGTCTGAATTATAGTAGTTAACATAATCAGTCATGAAGACTTCTACTATGCCAAGATTGATATTATAACCAATAAGAGAAGAACATGTGGCATAGGCATTCTTACGGCCTAGATAGACTATATCAGCCTCATCGTTAAATGTCTGGCTTAACAACTCTTCTGTGATAGGCTCATACGTTACACTGTCCGCATCCAACCAAATCAACCACTGTGCATTTCCACCATCACGGTCTAGAAGATAATTCATAGCCATGTGTTGAGCGTATACCTTGTGGCTAAACTTCACGGCATCTTGATAGAAGTTATACGTATTCTTTCCAGCCTTACCATCAAACTGTTTGTTACGTTCCTTAAATTCAATCAGCCGGTCATTGTCTAGTAGATCAAAGTAATGAATGTTATCGGCTTTAGGCGCGTTGTCTGGTAGAGGATAACCATCACAATAACAAAGAAGTTGAATATCCTTTGGCCAATATTCAATGAAGCTATTTAGAAAACGTTCACCGTATACATCCCAACTTTTAACTGGAAAGGATGTAACAATCGTGTATTTATTTGACATTTATTGATTAGTCCATTAAATGGTTGATGATAAAATTCTTTGGAATTGATTGTAGATAGTCAATCCAAACCTCTCCAAAGTCACAGTCCTTGTATTCCTCAAACCAAGGTCCACCCTTTGTAAAATGAATAGCCTTTGGCTTCTTTCCGTTGTTTGTTACACCAGGAACAAAGTTCCACTCTTCTGGTAAAGGACCAATAGCTTCATCTTTAGTCCATTTAAACTTATGAAGATGGGAACCGTTAGAATTATTTACTGTGATATGATCTAGTTTCTGTACATCAGGATGGCTCAGATTGAACATCATTAATGATGACCAAAGCTTCTTTGTGTAACGAGTTTGTAAAACGTTATCCATTTTGTATCGTTCTTTTTCATCTGGAATCCAGTTAAACTTTACACACATTACAGAATAACGATCATCAGCTAATTCAAATAGCTTTTTGATGTTTTCAAGAAACACAACATCACCATCAACAAAGATAGCCCAGCCATCCTTTCCTTGTTGCCTACAGATTTCAGGTACTAGAAATCTACTAAAGGAAAACTCAGTAGAGAAAGGCTTACTGTCGATAGTATCGAAGTACTGTCCAGTCTCTGAAATAAAAGCTTTACGATAGTAGAGTTTTTGTTGTTGAAGGTTTTTCTTATTGATAAAGTCTACCGATACATTATCGTCACCTACTTTTAGATTTGAGATAATACTGTATTTGCAGACAATAGAAGCCAGGGCTTCACGAGGGTCATAACCCACGAAGACATGCTTGTTTGACATTTTGATTATGTATATTAAATTTAAGTTGTTAAAGACAGTAACGTAATATTATAAGGTATAAGGATTATATGCAAATATTAATTTTAATCTCTTGTAAGAAGTCCTAGCCTACGTAGAGTAGCATCCTCTGCCATTGGTCGTGCATTCTTTCTTATGCTACGCATGGCTACACCCTTATCTGTTTGACCCAGAAGTTCTGTAGCAATTCTATTTCTTAGGGCTTCACTTTGAATATTAATAATTAAGTCTGGACGTTTTTCAGTTGCAGCCTCTCTATTAAGATCAGCTATTTCTTTATAAATATCCCGAACAATATCAGTTTGTTTTTTATAGTTTGACATATCACCCTTAGTATATTCCAGGTTAGCTAGATTGATATGCTTTGCAAGTTGTGAATAATAATAATCTTGAATACCCTTTGTTTCACCTTGTAAGAATTTATAATATTGCCGTTGTTGCCTAGCTTCTGCAACAGACTTAGGAGTAAAGCCAAAAGCTTTAGCAAGGTTTTCAAGTGTTCCAATTTCTTTAGAAGGCATTAATACTCTGCCTTGAGTTGTACGTACTGGTTTATCAAGGAATTGAGTAGCGGCTGCATCGTAGGCATTTCTAATACCAACGGGTAGGAAAGCAGTTGCAAATTCAACAGCATTAAATTCTTTTTGTTTTAATGCTTCAAGTGCCTTACGACCGGCATCAATAACAACGCTTCCAGTTGGTCCATATGCAACGGATAGATCACCAGCCATAAGATCAAATGGAATAACTTCACCAACACCTACACGGCGTCTAAGGTCAATGCCGGTAAGTTGTCCAAATACACCGCTCATTAAGATGTCGTTAGCTACGCCTGTAATTCCAAGGTTAGCCAAGGTTTGTCTCATTCCGGTTTCAAGATCAAACTCATAGTCACTTACTGCTTTAGACAGCATTTGGAGAAGTTGTTTCATATTCTCCATCCAAGGAAGTCCCATAGCTCCAGCAAAGAAAAGCATACTTAAAACCATAGAACCTAGTAATGCGCTTCCTAGTTTCTTGTCTACCTTTGCAATTGATAGTGCTTGAGCATACATACCAACATAGTTAATAACATAAGGCATAAACTGTGTAGCAACATTCAAAAATCCTTTATGGAATAGCTCTGGCCTGTTTTCCTTACTAATTAGAAACTGTGTCTTCATAACCATCATTTCAGCGGCTTGAGTTGGAGTTGTCTTACGAGTAGAATACACAGTGTATTTTGAATAATCATCAAGCTTCTTGAGATTACTTGGAGATTTCTTTGCTAGTCTGTATGTCGTTAAGGCAGTTGTGATACGGTTAATTTGCTCTATCGCACCAAACATGAAAGAACTAGCTTCTAAAATTTTTGCACCAGCTTGAGCAGCGTTAGGTGGTAATCTATTATTTAACTCTCCTAATGTTCTTGCTAGATTGGCTCCAGAGTCGATACTTGTTACAGCTTGAATAATGCCACGAGAGTGAAGATCACGTAGCATGTTCCATTCATCTTGACTAATTTTACCTTTTACTTGTTGAGGAACTGTTGGGCTTTCAAAATTAAAACCATAAGTATCTAAACGATCCTTAGAAAGCTTAAATAAAAGTCTAGCATCGTTCATTGCTTTTAGTAGTTCTCTTGTTGAGCCTTTTCCAACAACAACTTTTAGAACTGGAAGAGTAGCAACAAATAGCTGTGTTAAGTTAACAATAGCAGAACTAAAGTTCATGCCAATTGTATAATGGAATGTTAGTCCTTTTAAAACAGAACCAGCATCAGCAGGATCATTGATATTTTCAACTAGCTTTTCAGCAGTTTTAACTAGTTTATGGTTTTCTCCTAGTTCTTCTGCAAGCTTATTTAAAGCTGTTCTCATAGGACGATAATATTCAAGGTTTGAGGCAGTATCTGAACCTGTACGAATATAATTACTTAAAGAATATGCAAGATAATTATCAGCAGTAGCAGGAGTATAATAACCATTAACGACATTTTTAGCTTCTCTAGTTTCAAGAAACTTGTTGAAGCCATCTGTAGTAATTGCAGTTTCTAACTGTCCAATAAATTCTTTTACTTGATCTTTATCTTTGTTATATCCAAAAGCATCTGCCAACCTTTGAAGTATACCAATATCCTCAACATCTAATTTTTTTAGAATATCTTTCTTAGTTTCTACTCTGGTGCCTATTTCAGATATTGTATATCTTTTTGAATCAGCATAAATACCACTTTCTTTTAGTTGTTTTAATCGTTCATTTAGTCTCTTTCTTTGATCTGAAATAAACCGAGGAGTAAAATCGCTATCTAAAATTCTTGGAGTACTGGTTTCATAGTGAATAATCTTTTTAAGTTTATTATCATAGACTTTAAAGAAAAAATCTCCTTGACGTTGGCGAGGAATATAATATGGATTACGTGTTTTTGTTGTTTCGTAATCATTAATAAATTTAATAATATTAAGCTGAGATATTACATTATCTATTAAAAGATTTTCTCTACTTCCTTTTTTAAATGTATCTTTATTATCATCTTTAAATTTAGTTAAAATTTGAGTTGCTAATTGATTATTATTTAAATCTTTTGTATATGATTCTAAATCCATAATATTAACAGTGATTGGATTTTTATTTCCTCTTGGAATAATTTCAAAATTTAAAGTAGAAAGAGGAACTAATTTTGAAAGATCATTTAGATACATACGAACTGACTGTCTAATCTTATCATTAAGAACAGTCATTGTATCTCCCTGTGCCTCTTTAATATTTCCATATAGAGGAGCTTTTTGTAAGAAGAAGCGAATGAAGCCACGACCAACCGTTTCATACATACGGTCAAATCCTCGTCTTGCTTCATTATATTTATTAAAAAGCTTTTTAGGTAGGCGAATGGTTCCAGGCTGAACATTAAGACTAGCTAGAATAGTTCTGTAGTGATCTGCATCAATATCCGTAGATACTTCATTTGTTTCAGGATCAATCGTAGCAACTGGTTCTGGAGCAATAGTTAGAATTGCATCTCCACTTTCTTTATCTACAGTTAATTTAACTTGTTTAGAAGTACCAAGAGCATCAAGAATAACAGCAAACTTACTAATTATCTTCTGTTCTTCACCAGTTGTTTTAGTAAAGAAATCTCTTAAACCTTGAAAACCAAATATATTCTTTTGTTCACGACTTGCTCGTCTTCCTACTAATAAAATATCATAAAATTTTCTAAATGCTGGAACTTTTTCTGCAATTCTAGTTGGTAGAGTAAGGCTCCATGCATTTGACCATAGAGTTTTACCGCTCTTTGCTAAATCTAAACCTTCATAATATTCTTTTAATTGTGGTGCCGCTGCTGCTATTTCTTCTTCAGTTACTAATTCTGGAGAAAAGAATAGTTTATTAGCTGCGTCTTCAATATCGGTTAAATATATATCTTTGATATTATTTTGATTTAAGTCTTGAGATACAGGTTGAGCAGGATCAAGAACCTCTGATACAGACTGCATAGTTTTAATTTCATCAACTAGCTGTTCTTCAGAATCAGGGTCTTCTAGTAATTTAATTTTTTCTTTATCAACAAAAGCTTGTAAATCAACATCAAGAATTACATCACCAGGAGCTTTAATCTTCTCTGGAAGAATAGAAACATTTGGATCATTAAGAGCAAACTTTGTATTGATGTTATCAATTCGCTGTTGTCTTTCTGGGCTTTGGCTATCCATTTCAAAGTAAGGAGTAGGAATTACAACATCGTTTTCTCTACTAGTTCTTTTCCAAATACCAGATTTAAAAATATTCTCCATACGTTTTAAACGATCTTGAATATTTTTCGACGCATTCTTTTGTTGTTCAGTTTGTTGAGTATTTGTAGCGTCATTGACAGCTTGTTGTTCTTCAATAAGTTTCTGTGTTTCTTTTAATTCAGTATACTCATTGGCAATATCTTGTGCAGATGCAAATGGTTTACCAGTACGATCATTCTGTAATCCAACTCGTTTAAGAACATTATCAAGAGAAGTCTTGATGCGATTAGGAAGAATAAAAGGTCTTTCTCTTTCTAGAATTTGTTTTTCTCTAGCATCTAAACGTTGAGCTAGATAATCTTGATATAATCCCTCACCAAGACGATATGTAAGTTGTCCAATTAGATTTGGAATTTGATCTTCTGAAATATTATTTTGTTCTGCAAATGTTCTAGCTTGTCCCTCTGTTGTTATGTAACTTGGAACAAAACCAGCTTGTTTTATATCAGTATATTTTATATCTTCTGGAGCAATCTGTCTTTGACGAGTGGCTTGCATATGCCATTCTGGAGATGGCTTATCCGTAGCTGCATAACGATACCTTTGTTGTTCTTCTTCTACAGCTTGAATTTCTCTTTGAAGTCTAGGAGCAGAACGCCCATCAGCAGTTTTTAATTGTCTTGTTAGCTCACCCTTTAATTGGCCTAAATCATAATATGTTTTTCTATCTTTCTCTTTATTTAGAGAAGCTTGATATTCAATATTAAATTCTTCTTCTGCTTTAGCAGTCCAATCTAAAAGATTTTTAGAACCTTTCTTTGGTTCGACATAGCCTTCTTTAATAAGATATTCCGTTAAAGCTTCCTTGCTTTTCTTGTTTTCAAAACCAAAAATATCATCAAAATTCTTTTTAACAATCCAATTATCTTTTTTAATTTCACTTGGATTTACCCAATTAAGAATACGATCAAGATATGGTTTAGCTTTATCACCACCAGCGGATAAATCTCTAAGAACTGTATTAAGTTCATCATCTGCTGAAATACTATCAACGAATTTAAGTTGAGCCGTGGCAGAACCCATACCACGAACTTCTTCTGAAACAGGATTTTCTACAGTAGTTTCTCTGGCTTCAGTATCTTCCTGTCCCTTATTACGAGACATTAAACCAAGGCCAATTTCAAAAGTACCGCCTGGAATTTCTGCTACACCTTCAAGAAGAATTTCACCTAGTTTAACATCTTGACCAGATGCAATCTGTGCAGCAAATTCACCAGCACCTCCAAGAGTAGGCTGAATAACAAGAGCTTCCGTACCAATAGCAGCGGGTACTTTAAGTTTAGAATATGTTCTTCCTGCTTCTTCCGCTGCCTTTTTTGACCTTTGAACTGCACCTACTAATTTACCAGCAAAACCAACAGAAAGAGCATCAACGGCAGCAATTGGAATACCACGTTTAACAGCAAAGGCTTCAAACTCAGCCATTCTGTCTTCATCTTTAAGAAGGTCTGCTACTAACTTATCATCTTTTAAAGGAGATTGCTTTCCTGTTTGTTCTACAAGATATTCATTCATAGCCTCAAGAGTAGAAGCACCTACTTCTGTTGCTAAACTACCAAGACCAGCTACAGAGGCTAAGGCAACAGGACCAGCACCACTAAGTGCAGCTAAAGCTGTTGCGCCTAAAGCTGGAGCAAACGTAGCAAAGGATTCACCAACAACAGTTCCAATAGCTTTTAGGCCAGCGGTTGTTGTAGCTGCATCCCAAAACTCTCCAACGCTTTCAGCAGTACCAAGAGCGGTGATAGCTTCTTCTACTTCTTCACTGTAAGGAACCTGAGCTAAATAGTTTTGATAATCTTGAATATCTTTTGCAGCATTTTCTGGATTGTCAAAACCAAGGCGAACTTGAGCAACATTAGCCATTTCCCCAAGGCGATAGAAACCTCGTGCAGCCCAATCAGGAAGGGATGAGAATGGATGATCAGGATTTTCTTGAGCGGCTTTTAAGCCAGAATCTTCATAAGGTAAATAAATATCATTTACATAAAAGTCTCTTTTTTCTTGAGTCTCGTCATAAAAAGATGGAATATCAACGGCTATATCTCTAACAGTACCGTCATCATTTTGAACTGAATAAGTTCTTTCAACCATTATTTAGTTACTTTTTTTCAGTTGCACGAAGTGGTGTTGCAGGAGTAAATAGATTACCATATTTAGCTTGCATAGCACGTTTTAATAATACATCTAGTTCATTTATTACCGTTTGGTACTTATCTACTAAGGCAGGATTTCCAGATGAGTCAGCTTGAGCTTTAATATAAGCTTCTTTTTGTTTTCTGAAAGACTCAATTAACTTATCTCTTTCTTCAGATTTAAGTTTTGAAAAATCAATATCAGGTTTTTTCTTCATATATTCAGCTTGTGCTAAAGCTTGGCTAGCTAATGCTTCTTTATATTGTTTATCAATTTTACGTTTTTCAGCTTCTGTTTCAGCTTCTCTCATTAGCTTTTTTGCACCAGCAAATTCTTTTAGACCAGCTAGAGCAGCAGTAGCTGTATCTTG